CTAATACGTATGCCGTTCAAGGATTAATGGGTTGTGAAAGCCTTATGATAGGTGAAGTAAAATCGGAATTAGATTGTATGGAATGCAGATTTTATAAACGAGGGAAATTATGAGTGATATTAAAGTTTTAATTGAAAAAGAATTAAAAGATTTTATTGATTTTATGGTTATGAAAGGATACACCTTAAGACTAGGGAAAGAACATTCTATCATTACTTATGAAATTTTACAAAAATACATTAATGAGTATTTGGAAAGGATTTGAGCATTGAAAGTAAAAGTATTAGCAGAACATGGGTATGAAGAAAGTTCATTAGGCTTTTCGCTTAGTTATAATACAACTATCGAAAGGGCTAAGGAACTTTTACCAAAATATGCTTTTAAAAATAATGGCGAAAATAAATTTTTGAGATCTATGCAAGTATGGCTAGACGTTACTGAACCTAGATTTGTACTAACAGAGTTAGACACATATAAAATTTCTACAGTTCGACTTTCTTCGTCAACAATGCACACGTTATCAAAAAGGCATGTTAATCAGGCTGATTTTGAATACCCAATTAGAAAAGGAACACTTAAGGATGTAAACGACCTAATTGATGATTTCAATAATAAAAAAGTTTCTATCGCTGAACTTAAAAACGGATTGCCAGAAGGATTTTTACAACGAATTGTTTTCAACTGCAATTATGCAAACTTACAAAACATGTATTATCAAAGAAAAAATCACCGTTTACCTCAATGGCATCAACTTTTGAATGATGTTATCTCCCAACTACAACATCCTGAGTTTATCGTCCCACCAGAGGTAAAATGACATCAAAAGAGGAAACCGATTTAGCTGAAAAATTAATTAGAGCAGTAGCACAATGTACTGAAGAATTAGACCTTCCGAAAGATAGACTAACAATTGATATATTTTTAAATTGGGCAGTAGATAAAGCAATTAAATCAAAGAAGAGGAAGAAACATGAGAAGTAGAAATATGTTTGTACTACAGAATTTAACAACCACGGAATATGTAAAAAATTACAATAAAAGTGGAATTTCATGGTGCGATAGTTGGCAAGATGCACAAGATTTTAATGATATGTTTTTTGTTAATAGAATGTTTTTAAGATTAAAACTGAATCATAATTTTAAGTTAAAATTAAAGTGGAAAAGAATTTTAATATTTGAAGGTGTTAGGGGGTTAGTGTGATAATTGGTTGTGATTACGATATGGTTACGAGCGATACTATGGAATCTTGGCTTAAAATGTACAACCGAGATTTTAAAGACAACCTCACAGTAGAGCAAATAACATCGTGGGGAGTCCAAGATTTCGTGAAACAGGAAGCACGAGAAGCGATTATTGAATATGTAAATCATCCAGAAGTATTTGATAATGCTAAACCAATTGATGGCGCGATAGATAGTATAAAATATTTAAAATCACAAGGGCATAATGTAATTTTCATCAGCGTAAACAACGTAGAAAATATTAAAGAAAAATGGCTAAAAAGATATGGGCTAATAGAAAATGATAATCAATTGTTCATTACAGAAAATAAAGAGACTGTTCCATGTGATTTTCTTGTAGATGATAAACCTGAAAATTTATATGATATCGGCGGTATTGGGATTCTTTTCACTCAATCCCATAATAAAAATATTGATTGGCATCCTAGAGCAAATAATTGGAAAGAAGTTATTGACATCATTGAAGGTCGTGGAGGTATATTATAATTGTCATCATGGGTTGTAGTGCAAGTGGGAAATCTTGTATCGAAAAAAAATTGAATGAAAGAGGATTAAATAGAATCACTAGTTATACCTCCCGACCTATTCGTAAGAATGAGGTCAATCATGTTGATTATCATTTTGTTTCTGATGAAGAATTTAAGACTAAATTAGAAAAAGGATTTTTTGCGGAATCAACAGTTTATAATTCTTGGCATTATGGAATTGCAAAAGAAGACTGTAAAAATAATGCAATAGCTGTTGTTGAATTTTTCGGATTTCTTGAACTAAGAAGAAACAAAGATTTAGAAATAACATCATTTTTTATAGACGTTGATGAACGAGATAGAGTAGTACGAATGATGAAACGTGGCGATAATGTTATGGAATCTTTTAGACGTATTATTTCAGACCAAGGAAGTTTTAGTGGAGCTAAAAGAGAAGTAGATTATGTTATTCCCAATCCAGATGGGGAATTAGATTTAGCAGTAGAAAAAATTGTAAGTATTTTAAATTTATAAGGAGGTAGCATTGCTGAAAATTATAGGCACAAAAAATTGTTCAAGATGTGTTACGGTAAAAAATATTCTTACCACTAAGGGAATAGAGTTTGAATATTTTTTACTAGATGAGTTGGAATCAACAGACAAAGAGAAATATACAAAATTAGCTGAGGAAAATAATCAACTTCAATTTCCTTTTATCGTCAAAGACGAAAAGTTAATTGACATTAAGGAAGTTTTATAATGTATTTTAAAACAAACTACGCACAAGAATTTGACGATCTGTATATGCATTTAAAAGCCAAATATCCAGATAAGCTATTTGACCTAGACGGTATTGGAAAACAAATGGACATGTCTGAATTTAGCAAGAATTTCTTCTCTTCTAAAGTCGCATCTGATGCATCAGTTGACGCGAACGCAAATGTAGACGACACTAGTGTTATCACATATACGGTTGAACTTCCAAAACCATTTTTTAAACTTAACAGTTATTATATTCTTTGGAAAGAATTAAGGCGTTTATATTCATTGGAGATCGCCAACAAGATTGTTGAAATGCAATTGACTGGAGATATTTATATCCATGATTTCCATGGTTTTGCGGCTGGTCAACCCTACTGCTTCAATTATTCGACTTATGACATTTTAACCAAAGGACTTCCAATGGTTAAAAAGGTAAAGTCTATTCCTCCAAAACATTTACATGCTTTTAAGTCTCAATTAGAGCAATTTGTTATTATAGCTTCTAATTCTACGCTTGGCGCAACTGGTTTAGCAGATCTACTTGTTATTTTGTCGTACTTTACAAAAAACATTTTGGAAACAAAATCAGACGCGCATTATAATTTTAAAACACAAGAAGATTGTTGGACTTATGTTAAGGAAATGCTTACCAGTTTTGTTTATAGTGTAAACTTTTCATTGAGAGCAAACCAATCTCCATTTACTAATGTAAGCGTTTATGATAAATATTTTTTGATAAAATTATGTGAAGATTATATTTTTCCTGACGGATCTTCGCCCGATATTGAAATTGTAAAGAAAATTCAAGGCATATATCTTGACATTATCAACACAGAAATGGAAAGAACTCCACTAACATATCCCGTTACTACCGCATGTTTTAGCGTTGATGAAAATAAAAATATTCAAGACGAAGAATTTCTAGATTTTATTGCAGAAAAAAATAAAAAATATGGCTTCATTAATATCTATTGTGGAAGTACATCTACATTATCTTCTTGTTGCAGACTAAGATCTGAAAGTGATTCTGAGTATTTTAATAGCTTTGGGGCAGGATCTAGTAAAATAGGAAGTCTTGGAGTTTGCTCAATTAATCTCCCTAGATTAGCAATTAAATCAAAAGAAAATAAATCCGTATTTATGGAAAATCTGTTAGATATAGTTTCTGTATGCTCAAAAGTAAATAATTCAAAACGTAAAGTAATTGAAAAAAGAATTAAAAATGGCAATGAGCCACTTTATACATATGAGTTCATGGATTTAGCAAGACAATATTCTACTGTTGGATTAAATGGAATTAATGAATGTATAGAATTAATGAATGAAAATATTCTAGAAGAAAACGGACAAAATTTTCTAATAGAAATTTTAGATTCTATTAATTCTGAAAATAAAAAATATGAAAAACAGTATAATGCCCCACACAACGTAGAACAAGTTCCTGGCGAAAATATGAGTATTAAATTGGCTGAAAAAGATAAATTGCTTGGATATCAAGAAAAATATAATATTTATAGTAATCAATTTATTCCTCTAACCACAAATGCAGATTTACTAGATAGAATTTATCTTCAAGGGATGTTTGATAAACATTTTACAGGAGGAGCAATTTGCCATATTAATGTAGAATCAAGAATTGAAGATAAAGAAAAAATTAAAAATTTAATTAGGGAAACCGCAAAATGTGGAGTTATTTATTCGGCAATTAATTACAATCTTCAAGAATGTGAAAATGGGCATATGACGGTTGGAAGAAAAAATATTTGCTCTATTTGTGGAAAACAAATTATTAATAATTATTGTAGGGTGGTCGGTTTTCTTACAAATACTAAAAATTGGCATAAGATTCGTAGAGAAGAAGACTACCCAAATAGAGTATGGTATAAGGAGATATAAATATTGTACATAAATCCAAATAAATATATAGAAACAGAAGATTTTATAAAATTAATTATTGTTTATAAAGATCAACTAATTGAAACAATTTTTGACAATTCTTTTTACACAATAATAAATCAATACCATTGGAGAATATCAAGAAAAAAGAAAAAACTATATGTCTGTACTGGACAAGCCAAAAATGGTGGCAAAATAATTTATATTCAAAATCTAATTTATGGTTTTATTCCTGATGGGACAAGGGAAGTAGATCATGAAGATGGGAATTCTTTAAATAACAAATTAAATAATCTAAGACTAGTAAATAGAATAGACAATATACAAAACGTACAAGTAAGAAGTGATAATAAAACAACTTATATCCGAGGAATATCTTGGGATAAAAGATATTCTGTTTATACAGTAGATTTCAACATCAATAATAAAAGAATTTATTTAAAGCCCTTTAAAAAATTAGAAGAAGCAGTATATATAAGGATGTTATGTGAAAAACACTTTTTACAAGAAATGAGGAACAAGTCTGACGACAATAATAAGTATGAAATTATCAATAAAATTGAAGAATCGCGCAAAAAAGAAATAGAACAATATCTTTGTTATAAATTAAATATATCAAAATTGGATATTGTTTTATGAAAATAGCTTCTACTCAATATAGTATAAATAATAACTCTTTTGAAATCTATTTGTCTGGTTGCAACGGAAATCCAAAATGTAAAGGGTGTCATAACCAAGAATTATGGGATTTCCATATTGGGAAAGAATATGACCAAAAAATTTTTGGAGCATTACAAAAAAAGATATATAAATTTGAAACCTTAATTGATAATATTATGATTTTAGGGGGAGAGCCATTAGATCAAGATATTGAAGATTTTTATTTTTTTATTCAAGACATGAAATCCTTTAATAAAAAACTATGGTTATTTACTCGATATGAAATCAATGAAATCGAACCAAAAATTTTAAAACAATTTGATTTTGTTAAAACAGGAAAGTATGATTACTCATTGACAACAGAAAATAATATACAATATAATATAACATTGCCTACATCAAATCAAAAAATACATAAAAAAGGAATTGACTATTAATGCAAATTAAAATAAAATACTTATCAGACAAAATTGATCATATACAAAAAACCGAACAAGGTGACTGGATTGACCTTCGTTCGTCAATTGACATTACTATGCGAGCAGGAGATCAAAAATTGATTCCACTCGGTATAGCAATGCAATTGCCACCAGACTACGAAGCTTATATTCTACCTCGTAGTTCAACCCTGAAAACATTTGGCATTTTACTTGGCAATTCCCAGGGCGTTGTTGACAACTCATACTGTGGTAATTTAGATGAATGGAAAATGAGCGCATTGTGTGTAAGAGACACAGAAATTCATGTCAATGATAGAATTTGTCAATTCCGTATTCAAAAGAAACAACCTAATTTTGAATTTGTAGAAGTTGATGATTTAGGAAATGAGGATAGGGGAGGATTTGGTTCAAGCGGAATTCAATAATCTTAAAACAATAAAAAATAAAGGTGGCTATTTAAGCCACCTTTATTTAATTACACTAAAAATTGTATCCCATTATAACTGTAAGCACACCACTGTCCTTGTCCTATTCTATACCAAATATCTTTGCCAATAATTTTCTTTTCTAAAAGCTCAACGGGATGTTTATTTTCCATCCAACCAATAACTTTACAACCCGACATTCCGATAGGAACATTACGAATATTTAAACCAGAAACAGCGTCAACATTTGCTAACTGAATGGTTACAGTTTTCAAATCAATATTTGGAACAATAACAGGACTTTCAGATTCATCTTCAGATGTAGGATCTTCTACAACAACAGGAGGAGTTTCACCACAATATCTAGACCATTCTTCAACTGTTCCTAACCATACATTCAAATCTAAAGTGCTATATTCCATACCAAACTCTAAACCATCACCAGTTCCATTATTATCAATATCGCCATCGCTGGCATATTGCAGAAATAATGCCTTACCAGTCCAATTTAATCTTTTTAACTCAGCATCAACTTTTTCTTTTGTGAGTTCTCTATTATACCAAGCTAACCACAAAGGACGATTCCTATGCCATTTATAAAGATTATTTAACCAACCAGGAGAAGCATATAATTCATTTATTAATTCTCCTGATTCATTAACTACTTTACCGGTAAGGTAATCCCATCTTTCAAGAAAAGCTCTTGATATAATGTTATATTCATATGAATTATAAATGGTAACTTTATAACCATATCCAACTGAATTCTCTTCATCAAGACCCAATGGACATTCACCAGGATCTGATTTTAAAATATCCCAACACTGATCAGCTTGTTCTTTCCCCCACTCTTGTGCCGTCATACCTGTTTTTTTATGGGAATAATAGTCGAGGTACCAATATCCTTTTCTAGAAATCCCCAATTCTCTAAGATATTTCCAATAATAATCAAATAAAGAATCTTTTACAATACCATATCCAACTCTTACTGCAACAAAAGATAATCCTTTATCACTAAGTTTTGATAAGTCCGGCAATCTATTTAGATCTTCATTCGCATTAAAACGAGAAATATCAATTCCACGTATCGGATAATCCGAAAATTTTATTGTCATTTATTGATTTCTCCTTATGTCATACTTGACATTTTATTATTTCTATGATATACTATTATATAAATAATAGTAAAATAAGACTTGCTATTTGCTCATTACAAACTAAATAAGACAAAATATAGCTTATTTAGCTATATTCGCCAATTATAGTCAAAAAGGGCTATAATATTAAGTTATAGCCCTTTATACCTATAAATACGCATAATAATATATTATGCTTTATCTTACGCATATTTCTTAAAAATAACCTATATCAAAAATATACTTATCTCTCCTTATTTACCCAATGAAATGTTGATTTTATTGGGTATTACAATACATAATTTGATGTTTGGCACGTCTTATCAATTAACATCTTTTGTATCCCTAATAAGTTTTCTTCTAAATTTGATTCAAACTTTTTGACAGTATTTTGCCAACTTTTTCCTTTTTTTGCCTTGATATAAGCTGTCCGGATGTTCTCAATATCTGTGATTTTGTCATACAACTTTCCGTATCTTTTCATCTTATTTTGATTAGTCTGACTTTCAGTTTCCTTACTAGCCAGACCAATCCTCCTTTTTTGTATTTTGCCTTGCGACAAGGCCTTTGTGTTCAGCCAGGGGTTGCTTAGGCCCGCTCCTGTATCGACGCCCGCACGCCCGCCGATACCCGCACCCGCAAACCAGCGAGAGTCAGCCGCAACACGAGACCGAGACCCGCAATTCGCCCCAGTGACCCAATCACCGCCTGCAAGCAATAACACAAAAGCCCGAACAAACACGTTTCCGTGTAAATCCCAAAATAAAAATCCGCTTTCCGTTACCCTGGCTCGACGCCCGCACGCCCGCCGATACCCGCACCCGCAAACCAGCGAGAGTCAGCCGCAACACGAGACCGAGACCCGCAATTCGCCCCAGTGACCCAATCACCGCCTGCAAGCAATTTGACATCAGCAGTTGCACCCTGAAGTAGCAATTGCCCTTTACCACCAGTCTGGTCAACCCATCCAAAAGCGGTTGTACTTGCGTATTGATACGACTGCTCATCCAACCATTGCCAGAGTGTTCCAGCCACGTCTTCGCAACCGATATTACTAATCATGCGACGACCAGCCGTGTCTACATGACCACCGGTAGTGCCGGGATCTGCTGAACCAGTAATAGCAGTTCCTTCGTTGCATCCAGCGGCGATTAATTGGAACTCTCTATCTCGCAACAGTCTCTTACCAACAGCACCTGTGTCATCAACGAAATCCATCCAATTACGGGTATTAGAAATGGTGCCGCCGTTCACGCTTTTTGTATTTACTCCCGTGCCAGACATCAAATAAATGTCTACCCAGATATTTGCAGCAACAGAATAAACCATACCTTCTGGTGTGCTTCTGGGTTTCCACTTCAAGTCCCATACAGAAGCAGGTAAAATATCTCCCGCCACGTATCCGGTCAATGTATGACCAGAAATTGTTCCGACTGCCACACATAGACAGTGGAAGCCGCCAACTTTAGTACTATTGGCTGATGTATAACCAGATGGAGCGGACGAATTATTTGAAAACAATATTGTAGGAATAGACAATCCAGAGTTACAAGCATATATGTAGAAATCTTTTCCTGCTCTAGACGAAGCGGATGTATAAGAAGCGCTATCCCAATTCCCAACAGTATTTACAGACAAAGTAGAACTTATACCTGTTTGCAATAATGCACCATTTACATCTACCATCATTCTATTAGGAGTAGTTATGTTAGTTAAACTGCCCGTAATTCTATTAGTCCTTTCATACATTCCAGGAATTGCACCCATTGCTATAATTACAGTAGACGCACTAGATTCAATATTTATATTACTCCCTGCTGTCAAAACTCTTTCATTGGTTAAAACAGAATCTGCACCAAGAACAACATAACTAGCAGTAGAAGGAGCAATTGAAGACGCAGAAGCTGGACCATTTATTGTTACAACTTCAGAACCAGAAATACTCATACCAATACCAGGAACGATATTTGAAGTTATGGCAGTGGTTGATGCCGAACTATTATATACTAGTCCAATACCACAACCCGTAGTAATTAATCTCTCGTTTGTTAAATTACTTCCTAATTGCCAAACATAATTAGATTGATCCACTAACCCAATACTAGACGCACTAATACCACTCCCGATAATTCCACTTGCAGAACCTAATAATATCTCCGTATTTGTGGTAGTAGCAATATTGATTTGGTCTGCACTGGTTCCGTTTACCCATAACCAATATCCCCCTGCCGTATCATACATAAAGAAATTAGGTCGTCCCGCAACTAAATCTCCAGAATCAAGATTTCCAGCAGTTCCATTACTCCCAATCTTATAAAGTGTTTTTGTTCCAAGAGAGTTAATATTTAAAGTTGTTGTTCCTGTTTGAGTCACGTCCAACATTAAATTGATCAATTTTTTATCAGTATAAGATGTAAACCCTGTTACGGTAGCAACATAATTATCGGTAGTTGATTCTGTCGCACTCACAGCATAGGACACCGCTGATTGAAGAGTAACTACAGATGCGCTCATATTTTGAGCATAAGTGTCTATTTTTGTTGCATTTGAATTACTTTCATCATTCATTGCTAACCGCCATGTAAGAAAGGTGGTTGCACTACCTGATGCTTGCGTATTCGTTGTTAAATTTAAAAAACTTGTAGGCATATTTCTCCTTTCTTTATGGGGCTATAACATAATCCATATCTGATAAGTTGGACGAATCCCAATCTGACAAATAATATGGGTCGTAATATGTTAATACTCTAAATTGAGCAACCGTCGCTGTTGCCACTATTTTTATTTTTTTTATGATTAGAGTTGAATTTACTAATCTTAATAATTGTCGCATTGTCGATGTTATTTTTATTTTTTTAATATTAATGGTTTGTGTCCACTTTTCTAATAACCTCATAACCGATATAAATTTTATTTTTTTTATGGATAGGGTTAGGGGTAGGTTTTGTAAAATTTCAACAAGGGCATTATCTATTGTGAATTTTATTTTTTTTATTTTTAGTGTTACAACAAAATTCATCAACAAAGCCATCAATGCA